TTATTAATAATAATACTGCTGACTTTAATTTCTATATGCAAACCCTAACTGGTGATGCAGTAGATAACTACAAAGGATGTCCAGGTATCGGAGTGAAGAGAGCGTTAGGTCTTTTGTTTAATAAGAAACCCAATGAATATTGGGAGATTATTACAAAAGCTTTTGAGAAGGCTGGTTTAACAGAGATGGATGCGTTAGTGCAAGCTCGTATGGCTCGTATCTTAAGAACTGATGACTATAATATACAGAAAGGAGAGGTGTATTTATGGAGTCCAAAATAACTATGATCCCCTACCAAAAAATAACGGATCATCTACGGGTAAAAGAAATTCTGGATGAGTGTGCTGTGTTAGCAGAGAAAAAAAATAAAGACTATGCTAAACCTGGAGATCCTTTACATAACTTTCGTAGAATCTTATCACTAGGGGCTCCTGTTAGTTTGGGTGTAGCGTGTAGACTGCAAGACAAGTGGAGTAGAATTGAAAGTTATTTTAGGGAAGGTAAATTGAGTAATGAATCAATTAAAGATTCTTTGATGGACAACATTAATTACTCAGCTATATTAATCCAAGCACTAGAGGAAGAAGAACGTGAAAAAATTAGTAGAGTTCCACAAGAAGATGAATTTGGCTGTTGATGAGCCCTTCAGTAAAGAGCTCCTTGAGTTTAGAATGAAGTTGATTTTTGAAGAGGTACAAGAGCTTGCTAATGCAGGGCTTAAATTAGAGTCCGGTTTAGATGAGTTAGAACGAGAAGTTGCTATGCAGGATTTCTTGAAAGAGTTATGTGATGTGGTTTATGTAATTAAAGGAACGGCAGTTAGTTTTGGGTTGGATTTTGATAAGGCTTTTGAGTTGGTACATAAATCTAACATGAGTAAGTTTCCTTTTACTAAGAATGAAGACGGTAAAGTTAATAAAGGTAAGAACTATAAACCACCTATCCTAGAGGAGTGTATATGACACCTTCTGTGAGAGCTCAAGTAATTACAAGACGTACATACAGTAGACCTATTGAGGGTGAGGTGGAGTCTTATGAGACTTGGGAGCAAACTATAGATAGAGTTATTGAACATCAGAAGTGGTTGTGGGCTAGAGCTTCTGGAGCTACTCCAGATTCTAATGGAAAAGGTTATACTTTTTATGATGATGAGCTAGAGGAGCTACGTCAACTCCTATTAGAACGTAAGGTCATGGTATCGGGCAGAACTCTCTGGCTTGGTGGTACTGATGTCTCTAAGAAAAGAGAAGCCAGCCAGTTTAACTGTGCTCATTTAAAGGTGGAGACAATTCATGATGTTGTTGACTCTTTGTGGCTCTTGTTACAAGGGTGTGGAGTTGGGTTCACACCTGTCGTGGGAACGCTCTCAGGATTTACAAAGCCCATTGATGAAGTTGAAATCATTAGGAGTAAGCGTACAAAGAAAGGGGGACATGAGGGAAACAAAGAATCTTTTGACAGCGATACAGGAGCTTGGACCATTACGATTGGAGACTCTGCTGAGTCGTGGGCGAAAAGTATCGGTAAGCTTCTGGCTTTCAAAGGGAAAGCTTCAAAGTTCATACTTGATCTTACTCAACTCAGGCCAGCAGGACAACGCCTCAGTGGGTATGGGTGGATCAGCTCAGGGGATGCCCCAATCTCAAAAGCATACACAGCTATCGTTCAAATTTTAAATAAGAAGGCAGGGCAGCTCCTATCTAAAATAGATATACTAGATATAATGAACTGGTTAGGTACGGTTCTCAGCAGCAGAAGATCAGCAGAGATAGCTCTGGTATACCATGACACACCAGAGTGGAAGCAGTTTGCTAGAGCTAAGAATGACATATCTTCTACCCCTCATAGGAGTCAGTCAAATAACTCTGTAGTATTCTGGAAGGAGCCTTCCAAGGAAGAGCTTGAGTATGTCTTTAAGATTATAACAGAATCAGGTGGCTCTGAACCTGGAATTATCAATGGAGAAGAGGCTCGTAAGAGAGCTCCTTGGTTTGCTGGTGTTAATCCATGTGCAGAGATTCTTCTAGGAAATAAAAGCTTCTGTAATCTATCTGAAGTGGACCTGTCTAAGTTTCGGAACGATTCTGGTGGCTTGGAACGAGCTATTTATATGATTAGTAGGGCTAACTATAGACAAACACTGGTAAATTTAGATGATGGTATCTTACAAAGAACCTGGCATGAGAACAATGAATACCTCAGGCTTTGTGGAGTAGGACTTACAGGGATAGCTACAAGAGAGGACATGAATGAGTATGATTTCAAGAGGCTAAAGAATGTAGCTATACATGGAGCCTACTCAATGGCAGATGAGTTGGGTACTCAAAGACCTAAGAATGTAACTACTATTAAACCAAGCGGTACTCTAAGTAAAATCATGGACACAACTGAGGGATGTCATAAACCTGTAGGAAAATATGTGTTTAATCATGTAAACTTTTCTGTGAATGATCCTATTTTATCTAGACTTAGAGAGGCTGGCTATCAAGTTGTAACCAATCCTGTGGACGATCATAATGTGATTGTTACCTTTCCTGTCAAGTGGGAAAGTATCAGGTTTGAAAAAGAGGGAGATAAATATGTTAATCACGAGACGGCTATTAAGCAGCTTCAAAGGTATAGATTACTTATGGATGCGTACACTGAGCAGAACTGTTCGATTACGGTTACTTATAAGAGGGATGAAATCCCAACTATTATTGATTGGCTCAGGAATAATTGGTCTTCTTATGTTGGTGTTAGTTTTCTTCCCATCCTTGATAATCAAGAAGTCTATGCCTATCTCCCCCAAGAAGTAGTAACTCAGAAGGAATATGAGGAATATATAGACCAACTCACTCCTGTAGACCTAGATGCTGTGAGTGGACAGCATGAATTGGAGGATGACGAGTGTTTACAAGGAGTTTGTCCTGTTAAATAAAATAATGTCTATATGTAGACATTAATTTCGACCCTTTAGGAGCCGTTTTCTAAAATGAGAAATTATAACACCAGTATAGGGATAGTTATTACTGATGAATTGGTGGAATTATTAGAGGAAACTTTCCCCAATCACTTGCCTAATACCTTGGTTACAGAGCCTGAGATTTCCAAGCTGATAGGTCAACAACAAGTAATATCGTGGTTAAAAGATAAGCAAGATGAGTTAAGGCAATCCAATTTGGAACAAGAAGGACAAGTTATCGTTAGGGATACATCTTAAAATGGAGAGTTAGTCAAGTGTTACTAGAACTTATAAGTGTTATTTCATGTATGGGCGGTGGTGGAGCTCCTCCCCCACCCCCACCTCCCCCTCCACCTCCACCCCCTCCAAGTCCACCAGCTCCTATAGCTAAAGTATCTGTTTCGACCAAGCCTGAAGCTAAGGCTAAGTCAAGAACTGCAAGGAGAGCTAAAGGAAAATCTCAGTTCAGAGTCACAGGGATTGGTGGTGGTCCTACTGGTTTGAATATAGGTTAAACTATGTGTAAAGTTACCATGGCCGTTGGGGCAGCTATAGGAGCAACTACTTCAGCAATCACAGGTAATGATCCATTACAAGGGGCTATACTTGGCGGGGCTTCTGCTGGTTTTGGTGGTTTAGGTGCTGGTAGTACGATGGGTAAGTTTGGAACCTTCCTTGGTGCTTCTCCTGGTTTTCTTGCTGGTCAGGTTGGAGTTGTAAGTACACAAGCTCTGGTAGGCACGACAGTTGCAGGTTTAGCTGGTGGGGTGGCTATGAATATGTTTGCACCTAAGCAACAAGACTACTCACAATACTACCAAGGTGCTTACAATCCAATAGCTTATAATACTCAACAGTCACAAATTACAGGATCAGGTGGGAGACAGGCTCCAGCATTGTTGGCAGCAGAAATTAAAAGAGCTAAGAAGAGACGAGAAGGACAAGCAGCTCAGGGTGAGTTAGGACTAGCTACTTCACTTTCTAATACAGGACTACAGATAGCATAATAATGACAGACTCTATATCAAAAAAATATTCTAATTTAAGTCAGCGTAAACAGTGGTTTCTAAATAGAGCTTGGGATGGAGCCGAAGTAACCATACCTTTTGTTCTTCCAAGGAACTCTACGTTAGACCAAGACTTACCCACACCATATCAGGGGATAGGAGCCAGAGGAGTAAACAACCTATCAGCTAAACTACTTCTTACTCTCTTCCCACCTAACTCTCCTTTCTTTAAGTTTCAGATAGATGACTTCACTCTCCAGGAATTACAGGCACAACGAGCTCCAGTAGAAGAGGGACTCAATGCTATGGAGAGGGCTGTAATGGATGAAGTAGAAGCCAAGGCCATGCGAGTGCCACTCAATGAGTGCCTACGTCATCTTATCATTACTGGTAACGCCCTCATTAATGTAGATAAAAACAATAAGATTAGAGTTTTCCACTTAGATCAATATGTAGTAAGGCGAGATCCTCAGGGGGAGATGCTTGAGGTTATTGTTAAAGAACAAATGAGTAGGGAGTTATACAAAGATGTGTTTGGTAGCTCTCCACCCAATGAAAGAGGTGACACATCTACTACTTCTAATGAAAGAGATCTTAATCTTTACACTGTAGCAAGGCGTAAGAATAATAA